GCCGGCGATGATCGTCGTCACCTCTCCGTCGCGGTCGCCGCCCCACATCTCGTTGAGCTTGGGGAACGGCAGCGAGACGCCGCGCTTGCGCTTCAGCTTCATCCGATCCACGGAGAAGTCGGAGCCGTCACGGATCCCATCGGGCCTGTAGGGCGTTGCGTCCCAGAAGGCCCGCACGAGCACCGCGGGGCCCATGGTCTTGTCCATGAGGACTGCGTTGGCGTCCTTCTTCGGCAGCGTCATGATCTTGACCTTGCCGACAGGTAGGGTCTCGCAGGCGACCTTGAGGGCCTCCTGGCCGGGGGCATCCGCGTCGAAGCACAGGATGATGCTGTCGAAGCGGCAGAGCTTCTCGTAGTCGGCGAGGAGGGCCTTCTTGGCCGTTGAGGCTCCGTTGGGGAGCGAACCTGTCGGCCACTTGTTGTCGAAGGCCTGAGAGACCGACATGCGGTCCAGCTCGCCCTCGGTGATCACCACGGACTTGCCCTTCGCCGGCCAGGACCATGAGCCGATGATGCCAGCGTACTTGCTGCCGCCGACCCACGAGAACTGCTTGTCCTTGTCGCGGGTCTTCTGGTCGATCAGCCGGCCGCCGTCGTCCTTGATCAGCTGGATGTGGACCTTCTTGCCGCTGTCCGTCTCGCCGATCTGGTAGTCGCACTTCTTGCAGGTCTCCTCAGTGATACCGCGGGCCGTCAAGTCAGCGTAGTGCCCCTTGATGGGGACGAAGCTCTTCTTAGGCTTCTCTGCGAAGTCGTCGTCTGGTGTTTGCACCTTGTCCCATCTGGAGATGCCCGAGGTGTTGAAGTTCTTCGGGTCGTTGCAGCTGAAGCACCACGTAGTGCCGTCGTCGTATGTCGCGTAAGCGTCCGAGGACGTGCCACAGGGGCACGCCCCCTTAGTGCATGAAGACATCAGGCGAGCTGGTACGAGGAGTACTTGCGGCCCGCCTCGTCCTTCTTCACCGTGGTGCTGATGTCGTAGCCAGCGCCACGCAGCTTGTGGATCACGTCGGACAGGCGGTATTCGCCGTAGACAGTCTGGCCTTCGACGTTGGTGATGCGCTTGCCGGCCTTGAGGTGGCCGAGGATGCGGCGCAGGCGTTCAGGGAGGTTGATGTCAGCGGCGAGGTCCGAGGAGGTGCCGATGGTGAACGTGTCGTCCTTCGGCTTGAGCTTCAGGTCCGAGGGGTGGAGATACCAGTTGGGGCCGTGGCCGTGGCCGTTGCCCTTGGCATCCTTCGCGTCGAAATGCACCAGAAGTAGCGTGAGGTGCTCGCCGCCATTGTAGCGAGGGATGATGGTGCCGGTGAGGCCGTAGGTCCAGCAGCCGCGCGAGTTGCTGACGACCTTGTCACCAATCTTGAACTTCGCCATGTCGATTACTTCCTCTGTTTGGGTTGCTACTCTTTGAACCAAGCGCCGGGGATGCGCTTGTCGGCGTACTGGAACCCCTTGTCCTCACACCACTTCGCGTACGTAGTGGGCGAGTTCTTGCTGATCTTGGTCTTGGACCGAGAGAACACGAACCGAACTTCAGGCGCCCCCTGCTCCTTAAGCAGGATGTGCTTCTGACGGTCCTTGGTCTCGAAATACCCTTTTGTCTCGACGTAGAAGAATGTCCCGTCACCACGGAACAGCTTGAAGTCGGGTGTGTACTTGGCGGTACGCTGTGGGACGCTATACGCGAGCTTGTCGACCTCGTAGAGCACGGGGACGCCCGCGGCCGCTATCTGGTCGCTGATCTCGTCTTCGAGCCCGCTGCGGTATCCACTCAGTGCCCCACGCTTCGTGTCGCGAGCATTTTTGTAAGTCATGTCTTCCAGGACTATGCCGTATCTTTGCGTCTGATAGCGCTCGCGTTCGTACTGCTGCACGCGGTCACGATTTGAGTCACGCCACGCCTTGCTGCTGGCGCGAGCCCTCGCCGGGTCTTTGTGGTAGGAGCGCTTGGCGTATGCTCTGTTGGCCTTCTTGCTGGCCGCGGAGCTGCGATTGATCTTGTTGTTGTGGCGCGTCTTGCAGGTGTCGGTGCAATACCTAGCCTGAGGCGCGCGAGTGCTCGGGATTTCTCCCGAACACCCTTTGCAGCCACGTGGCACAGCCTAGAAAGGAATATCTGAGTCGAGATCCGTGCTGCTCTCCGGCGCCGCGGTGTCACCCTCGTCACCGTCTGCGTCGTCGTAGGCGAAGCCTTCCTCCTCCTGCACATTGAAGCCCTGCTTGCGCAGCTCGATGATCTGCACGAAGTTCATGTACAGGTTCAGCCCGCCGCCGAAGCCCTCGTAATAGGAGGCGGCGACGTCGACCTTGGCGATGGTGCCCCCGCCGACCTTTACCTTGGCGCGCGGGACCTCACGACCCTTGGCGTCGAGGAGTGCCGGGGGGTACTTCTCGCCCGATGCGACCTTGAGCGTCAGCTCGCCGGTCTTCTTGTCCTTGTACCAGGGCAGCTTGCAGCCCTCGTGGCCGAGGTCCTTGGCGGCCTTCTTGAGCCACGCGTCGACCTTGCGGTGGTTCTCGTCGTCGAACTTGATGCGGGCCTTGAACGTGCGCTTGCCCTTGAAGTCATCGGGCTCGTTGAGCTTCGGGAAGACAAGGGTGCCTTTCGGCAGAGTGGCAGTAATCTTCTTGGTCATGGAAACGTAATCAGGCTTTCAGTGTGGGAATGGTGACGAGGACCAGCGCGGCAATTGCGCCGATGAGAATGATGGTGTCCGAAGACACTAGAGGCCAGATGCCGTGCGGAAGGCCTTCACGATGGTGCCGAGCCACGCGCCGTAGCCCTCGGGCCAGAAGAACGCGTAGATCACGAACAGCAGGCCACCCGTGAACGGGATGACGTTCAGGCGCGTCGGGACGTTCACCCGCTTCGCCATTACGAGACCAGATCCTTGATCTTGCCGGCGACCGCACGGGCCTTCTCGGACGCGAGGTGGGCGACGTCGGCCATGCTTTCCAGCTCAATCGACTGGCGGGTCAGCTCCTGGGCTTCGGCCAGCTTGGCCTCGGCTGCAGCTTCCAGCTTGGTGACGGTATCGGTGAAGTCGGCGATGATCGCCTCGACGTCGTGCTCGATGCGCTGCTCGACACCGACGAGGTAGTTCCAGATTTTGGAGAACATCAGTCGTTAGCTCCTTAGGCGTTGAAACGGGACACGCAGATGGCGCCCCATGTGGTTTGCAGGTCACCGCCCGTGCAGAGGACGAGCGGCTTCTTCTTGGTGCCCTTGGGGATCTTGAAGCCCCGCGGGTATTCGATGGTGCAGGACGGACCTGCAGATGCCGCCGACGAAATGAAAACGAGGGCCACCAGGGCCCCCGCGGTTACTCGACGAAGCATGAGAGCGCTCCGATCAGGAGCACCGCCGCCATGTAGGCGACGAAGATGTGCTCGAACATCAGTCGATCACCCACGCAACCGTCACGCCAGTGAACCCGATGCACATCAGAAGGTTCATGAGGGTGATGGGCGATGGCGCAATGACCGCGCAGGCGGCCACGAGGAGCGTGAGGACCCCCTGGAGCGCGATGAGATACCTCACATCAGCTCTCGCGATACGCCTTCACGAACTCGCGGGTGAACGTGCGGCGCTGGTCCTTGTCCATCGCGTAGAGGTCGAACTCCACGGGGTTGCCGTGGCCGTCGTTGACGCTCACGGTGAACTTGGAGGCGCCCATCTGGATGGTGGCTCGGTTCTTCATCTTCACTTCAGGTCTCCTTCGATGCGGCGGATCTGCGTGTTGAGTGCAAAGGCGAGAGCCTCGGCTTCACCCTGGCGCAGATCCTTGGCGATGATGGTGGGGGCCATGCGGACCACGTCGTATCCGCGGAGGCCGCTGGTGTCGTTCGGGACGACGGTGTACGGACCTTCCATCACGCAGCCCTCAGTTGGTCCGCGATGCGGATGTGACGCGTGTAGGTCTCGTAGTCGCGCTTGCGGTAGGACTTGAGGGCCTGGGCGGCGTGCCAGTCAGCGGCGCCGTTCACGGACGCGTAGCTGATGTAAAATCCGGTCATGCGGTCTTCCTGCTGTGATTGAGCCAATCAGCGGTCTGCTGGGCGATTGCGGTGGGCATCTCGTGCTCGGAGATGATGCGGTCCCCCAAAACGACAACAGACCCGCGAGGGGTCTGCTTGGTCGAGTAGAGGTGGTCTTCGCGCCACTGGTACTGCGGCTCGGGCAGCGGAGGCCCGACGTAGCGCATCGGTGGGTATTGGCCCATCAGTCCTCCAGCTCGGTGCCAGGGACCATCCACTGGGAATACGAAGGCCAATCGGCCTCGCCGTAGCAGATGTAGTCCCAGCCGTAGTCGAAGAAGTATCGGAACATCGGCATCAGTGCCTCCACTCGATCTGCTGGCGGATGCGCGCCTCCAGCTCGTCCGTGTTGACCCCACGGGCCTCAAGGACCGCGCGGGTCTGCTCGGGCACAGGGACGCCGTTGAGGACAGCCGCACGGAAGACGCGGTCGGGAGACGAATGCTTGCTCTGATATTCCAAGGCTAGTTCCTCCACTCTCTGGGATGTGTGATCTGTTCGTATTCAGGAGAGAGCCACGCGTGGCGCCCCTTCGCGATCATGTCCTCGACGTTGTCAGCCTGCGTACCGGTGAACAGGTGTTTCGGGTTGATGCATCGCCGGTTGTCGCAGCTGTGACAAACCTTCAGACCTGCAGGGATTGGCTTGACGAACACTTCGTAAGACACTCGGTGCGCCAGACGCGTCTTGCGTTTGAAGCAGACACGACCATAGCCGAGTTTGGTGCGACTGCCCGTCCACGCCCAGCAGCCGTTAGCCGCTGGCACGACTTTCTCAAGCAGACGCTCGGCGATCAAAAGACACCTCGAACAGCGAAGCGCTTCTTGCCGACCCACTTCCATCCCTTGGTAGCGTGCAGATACCGCACGCCCTCCTCTTCGATCTTGAACTCCACCGCCGACTTGGGGATCAGGGTGTTCCATACGCGCTGCTGCAGCGTCAGCGAGCGGACAGTGTCGTAATCAGGCAAACGCATATTTTGCACGTAGGATCTCCTTGATGTCCAGTGCACCCTTCTCGGGCGGCCCGTCGAAACCGTGCTTCTGCAGCTCATTCTGCAGTCGCTCTTGACCCGCGGGCGTGAGGTCGGCCTTCGCGCTCTCGTAGAGTTCAGTGAGCACGTCGTGGTCTTCGTACATCCGCTTGAGTTGCTCGCGGATGATCTCGATGAACCGAGGCGCGTCGCATGCCAGACAACCGAAGCTGTCATGCACGGTAGCGATGTCGGTGATGCCTTCGTCGACCGCAGCACCCACTGAGAGCAGGAGGTGACTAGCGTCCATCGAATGCGTCAGGTTAGCGGCCACGCCCGCCGCCGCCTTGTCCTTCGCAATCGGCTTCTCGTAGCCGGTGGCAATGGTGATGCGCGTGCGGACCTTGACGCCCTTGTCGTAGCAGAACAGCGCCACTTGCTCGGTGGTGCTCTCGTGGTAGCGGTTGATGCACGTCACACCAGCAGGCGTGACCCACTGCAGCGGCTTGCCTTCGTGCGCCAGGGTCTTCGCAAGGATCTGCATGAACTCCATCGCCTGGGCGGGGAGCTTCACGACAGTCTTGATCGCCTGGAGCACGCGCTTGGCCAGATAGCGAGAGGCGAGGCGCCACTCGTCATCGTCGTCGCCGAACGGATGCGCTTCGATTTCCTTCTTGAGTAGCTTCAGCTCCAGGGGAGCCATCGTGTCCTCGAAATGCTGCTCGGACATGCCGAACTCTTTCGCGGCGTAGCTGAAGGTCATCACGTTGCGCTTCACGAGCTTGCGGTCGACACCGAACGCCAGGGCCAGCTCAGCGAGCTTGCTGAGAGGCGCCGTGGTCTTGCGCTCGGGCTTGTCGTCGTCCGCTTTGCCGAACAGCTCCATGTTGCCCTTGTCGGCCTCAATCAACTGCTTCGCCAGATCGGCCACCACTTGGTAGACGTCGAGCGGCTCAGCGTTGTTCGTGAGGTTGACGAGGCGTCCCTGGGTGTCCCTGGTCATCAGGCAGAGATGCTGCAAGCCGTTGCAGGATCCGTCCCAGCCAGTCGGCAAGTGCGTGATGTAGCTCGGCCCCACATTGAGGGCAGACACAAGCTCCCTGGCGGCGGCCAGGAAGAGGAATGGATTGTCGGCTTCGGTCCAGCCTGAGTTCGTCAGCGGTGACGTAACGTATGCCGCCAAGTCCGACAGATGATCGTCCGTCCATTTGACACGCTCCTCGAATGACTTCTTGTCGATGCCGACCTTCTTCTCGTCCTTGAAGGCGCCGCAGTTGGCCACGTGGATCTTCAGCCACTTGATGCCCTCTTCACCGATGGGCTTGCCATTGGCGAACAGGAACAGCGAGCGGACGCGGTCCTCGCGCTGGAAGTTGAACCGGGTGAGCGCATAAGTGCGAGTGCGCCAGTCCCAGTTCATCGGGGTGAACCAACGCTCTACGGGCGCCAGCCGCTGTGCCGTCTCGATGTCCTCGACGAACTGCACGGTGTCCGCGGTGTTGGCCCTGTTGGCCTTGTGGAGCCCGCGGATGGTCTTGCTGAGCAGACGGCGCTGCGGGATGCTGAGTGCCAGGAACTCCGCGTCGGTCTTCCGCTCGGGGATCTCCAGCTGCTCGCGCCTCGGGATACCCTCGACCTTGATGCCCCGATTGTAGCAGTCGATCATCAGGTCCAAGACCCACGTGTTGATCGTGAACGGGACCGCCTGGAGGGCGTTGAGGCCCTTCAGTGCCGGCGCCATCACCCCGGTGCGGATCGAGTGCTTGGCCGCGCTGAGCACGTCCTTATGGAACGTGCGGATCAGCTGGGCCCGGTCGAGCGTGCGGTCGTCTTCGGCCACGCGCATCACCAGGGTGTCCCAGGCCTTGGGGGCCTCGGTCCTCGGCTGATAGACGGGGGACTTCAGCACGGCCTCTTGGACTGCGGACATGGCCATAGCCATCCCGTGGTCCGTGATGCGCCACACGCGCTCCTGGGCCTTGCCGCGGATCACCACGGGCTCGTCGAGGACGAACACGTCAGGCATGGTCTCCTGAAGCAGCGTCAGGCCCCATTCGCCAGCGTGGGCCATCTCGTTGGCCGTCCACTCCTGCATGGTGAACTGGTTGCCCTCGGCGTCGCCTTTGGCAGCGAGCTTCTTGGCAGCCTTCATGCGCAGCTCGGTGGACCCGTAGCGCTCCTTCACGGCCTTCTCGACCTTGGTGTGGAGCTTCTTGTTCGTCTTGAGCAGCTGCTTGGCCCACAGCTCGTTGTTGAGTGCTCGGCCGATGCGGAGCGTGACGTCCCTAAGGGTCGCCATGTTCCCGAGGCCCGAGGAGAACAGACCAGCCTGGAGCACAGCCAAGGCAATCACCTGGGGCTCAAGCTTCAGCATCAGTCGCTGGAAGCGAAAGGCCGGCGAGTTACCGTGGGGCTTAGGGCCCTTCAGGCGAGCCTCAACACCCTCAGTAACGATGGCGAGGAAATTGGAGGTGATGGTCATTCCACCAAGGGTCGCCCCAAAGCCAGCATTGGCCTCGGCTCGGTCCTCGCGCTTCTGGAGCTTGTCCATGGCGGACTGAAGTTCAGTATGGAAACCTTGGGTATCGTTAGGGAGAACACTGGTGTCCATCGTGGGACCGCTCCTTCGCTGTGCCTGCCGCCTTTGGGCAGAACGTGGTTTGAAAACCCGCTAAGTGCTTGTACACACAAGCTTTGATGTACAGATATTCGTAGATTTACACATGGCAGGGAACTTGGCGAAAAACAGGGCCGCCGAAGCGACCCTGGGTGTCTTATAGGGCTGGAAAGTCCGTTTACAAGTGGCAGTCTGTTGCTATACGGTTTTCAAGACCAGTGCCTTAAACCGCTCGGCCACCCTTCCGTTAGGGCCATTGATTACACAGCCTTTTTCGCGAAGTCCACCACCTGTGCAGAGGTTTTTTCTGACAGGTCCCCCGCACGCTTCTCAAGTTTTTTCGCTACCGCCAGTTGATCCCTGTCGAATACGTGGGTGTAGCGCAGGTTGGTCGAGACAGTCTTCTGCCCTAGTATTTGCATGCGATTTTTGATGTCGGGCTCGACCTTGGAGAGACGCGTGTTGCGTGTGTGGCGCAGGGAGTGGATCACCAGATTGCTTGGGTACCCCGCACGGTCCCTCGCCGATTTGAAGTTATCTAGCAATTGGTCCCCACTTGGCAGGTGTCCAGACAAAATAATGGCCCGCATTTCCTTGGCCAGATCAGATCTTACGTAGACACGTCGCGAGGTATTGTTCTTCGTCTGTTCGATGCCCTCCAGGCCCCCTCCGAGCGTTACCCATCCGTTCTCCTCGCCCGTCTCGTCGTCGGGCTCCAGCGTGATCTGGTTGGCCTGTAGGGGCTTCTTGTTGCGCCTAGCGTGGCCGCACAGCTCACCCCTTCGCAGGCCGGTCTCCAGCAGGAACTCGACGCACTTGGCCTCGACCGTGTGCCCGGCGTCGCGCATCAGGCGAAGGACCACCTCGTCCTGGGCTTCGTGTGTCAGGATGGCCCGCAGCGCGTTGTCCTCGCGGTAGAGGCGCACGGTCGGCTTGATCGGTATCCACCGCTTGATCTCGCAGCAGTGCAGCACGGCGCTCATCACGGTGAGGTAGCGGTTCTTGGTGCTGTCCTTGATCGGCTTCTTGCCCTTCTTGATTTTGTCCAGGCGGGCCTTGAGTACATCCGTGGTCTCCTCACCCATCGCCGTGACCTCATAGGGCCCCAGGACCGTCTGCACGAGGGCTAGGCGCTGGCATAGGCTCTCATCGTTCGTGAGGTCCCACACGCCCCTGGGGCCCTTCATCTTCTTGGCCATCTCAACGGCCTCGGCGAACGTGGGCGCTCCGGTCGACTGGGTGTTCTCAAGGGTAGGGGGCTCCTCGCCAGTGAGCTTGACGTAGAGTTCGTAGCCCTCGGCGTCCTTCTTGGTCTTGAAGCGCCTGCGGAAGGTCTTGGGCTTGCGGTAGACCTCGCCGATCCAGACGCCGGTCAGCTTGCCCTCTCGTTTCTCAGCGTAGGCCATTGCGGTCCTCCTGCAGCAGCTTCATAGAGCGGTTCCAGTAGACACCGAAGTATTCCCTGCGGTGCCTCTTCGCGTAGGCCCATGCGTCCCTCTTGGCCGCTGTGGCGTTGGTGTAGTTCATAGGGACGAGGGAGAACTCACCGACGTAGATGTTCCAGATGCCGGGCGCGTCCTCGCGCACACTGATCATGGTGGGCGCCAGGATCCATTGCACGGCGCTGGTCCGTTCCCAGTGAAACGTAGGCATCACTTGGCCCTCCGCAGGCGCCTCAGGGCCATGTTGACGTCGTGGGACAGCTTGCGGCCCTTGGGTGTCAATCGGGCCCTGTGCTTCCTGAGGTCGAAGGGGTCTCGTTCCTGCACGATCAGCCCGAGGCCTTCCTCGCGCTGGCGGTTGCGGTCCCCAAGGTCCAGCAGGTTGCGCGTCATCACAGTGGGGGTGATGCCCGCTTGGGCCGCGTACTCGGCGACGGTGAGGCCCTCCTTGCGCGCCACCAGCCCGAACGCGCGAATGTAGGCTATGGGCGGAACGCCGTGCCCGAGCCGGAACCAGGGCTCGATGGCCAGCAGTTGTGCGTCCCAAGTCTCCTGCTCCTCTTCGCTTATTGAGGGCTTCATGTACTCAACCACCAATGTCTCCGCCATCATGATCTCCCTCAATATTAGCCGCGATAGATGAAAAAGAGTCCAAGAATGAATATGCTTATGTTGACTATCCCCCGACACGGTAGGCCTGACAGCACAGCAGCCAAGAACACCATAATGAAACCTAGTGTTGACATCGCGTCCCTACCTCCTCACGCTCCAACACGGAACCATAAGCATGGCACCGTGCACCTAATTTAGCAAGTGGCAGCTAATGCAGCACAGAAACAAGCCAGCAGGCCGCGATACGCCAGTACGTGTTAGCGCGGCGCCACAGGGCCCCGCGTGCCTTCTTGAACTCAAGGACCGCTAGGAGGTCCTCGGTATCGTAAGGCATCAGCACCAGCGTGTTGTCCCAGTGAACGAGCGCCGGCTCCAAACCTTCCATTAGTATCCCGAGTTCCCCGGAGGTTTCGTCAACGTAGATCACGAAACCTTTAGCACCCGCCGGCAAAATGCCGCGCTCGGTTTCATACGGAGCGCTGGTGACTACGGGTGTACCCACCGCGATTGTGTGCGGTGCCTGCTTTGACCTGATACCGGATTGCGCACGGTTGTTGTCGTCAATGATGAACGTCGTTCGCATGGTTGTTGTTACCGCTAGTTTTGCCCAGGCGGATTGACTGCCGCCCCATCAGTCCGAATTGCCGCAATTTCCCTAGTGCATCCCTTGGCTGCATTATGGTCAATAGACGCCTCAAGGAACCCGTTAATAATGCTTACGCAACCCTTACACCGTGCCCATCTGTGGCCCGCCCGCCACGCATTGCATGGATTTGATCCATACGATTCCCCGGTTAACTACGGAGCCTCGCCAGGTTTGCTGCGCCGCGCCAAGCCGCACGCTCTTCAGTATAGAAGCCTAGATATACCTCGGGATGTCGCGGGGCTCCTGGGGTGACTACGGTATAGGCACCGAGTTCATCGTCCCAGCGGACACGCCAGCCAGCATGGAAGGCCTTGTCGATCCAGTGTTGCCATTGGTCGGTCATGTGAACCTCAGGGCATAGAGGAGCGCGGCATACGCTTGGCCGAACGTGCGACGCGAGCCTAGCCATGTGCCATCGGCGAGGAACACGTCATACAGTTGAGGTGAGCCAGCCACGTAGACAGCTTTGATCATATGTACCTCACGATGAAACCCACGCCCCAGGCCATAGCGCCGAGCCAGACCGCGACCACGAATGAAGCCGCCCAGGTATCCGCGTTGCTATCAGCGGGCATCGCGGGCCTGCTCGAGGTCGGCGAGAGAACGTTGGGCCTCGATGTCCTCGCGCTCCTGCAGGCGCTGGGGCAGCAACATGGCGCGCGCTTCCTTCTCAGTGCGTGCGACGTCCTGCTCCGAGTTGGGACGCGACACGATCCAGAAGCCCGACTGGGTTTCGTATGCCGTGCCTTGAGACCATGTGCGTTCGAACTTGCGGAAGAGTTGGAGACGGCCGCGACCATTGCAGATGTCTTTGCGGATAGACCACATGTCGTTTGCTCCTATGAAACAAGGGGTTTTTGGGCTGTTACTTGCGATTGAGGGATTGCAGGTACTCAAGGATCGGCACGGCCTCGTATTGAGCCTTGAGGTGCCGAACCACTACGGAGCTAAAGGTCTCCATGATCACGAGGCCCGTTGCGCGCTCGCGGATTACCCCGGAGGCCGTGCGGTTGAGGGATGACATGTGGCGCCCCTTAGACCGCTTGGATCACAGTGAAGCCCGCATCTAGCAGGCGCCTGTCCCAACTGTGGCCATCGTCGGCGCGTGTGGCCTTGAGGAAAGCCGCCAGCGGTTCGCTATCGGGGAGATCATTGCGGTTGATCAGGTACGCGGCTGACGCCACAGCGGCCGAGTGCTTGTCATAGCCGCCACCTGAGGCGAACCCGCGCACCATCGGCAAGCCAAGCCAATGCACGTAAGCGTAGAGACGCCCCGCGCCGACACGGGGATACTTGAAGGCGACGGTGGCAATGCGCTCGCCCTTGCTATTGAGAACTACGTAAGCGGACACGTTGGCGAAGGCCGCGCGGTGCTGGTCATAAATATCGGTCATGTGGTCGTCTCCTATCATGTGGCAGGCAATTGGACGCAATTAGAGCGGGGTTAGATGCCGAAATAACAGTACCATTGGCCGTCATCGCCCTTGTAAAGCCGGCCGCTAACGGTGCCTCTCTCCGACGCCTCGCGGTATTCCTCCTCCGTATCGAACATCTCCATTTCACTGATCTGATGCGCGACCTCTTGACACGTGATGCCTTGCAACTCCTCATCGGACCATGCGGCAATCTCGGCCTCATCCCATGCGCCATAGCCCCTGAAGTGAGCCCGCGCCGCATCGCGTTCCTCATCGGTCTTTAGGAGTGGATGCTCGCGACCGAAGGCCTTTGAGTTGCCCCAGGTCATCTCGGCAGCGTTCGGGCCGTACTGGGCAATGCTGCCGACGAGCGGCGGGCTATCGTCGATTGCTTCGAGCATGTGAGTGACGTTCAATTCCATGGTGATCCCCTATGGCAGACTGTTGATATGTGGCAAGTATTTAGGCAAAGTAAGTCGCACACATGACACTCTCGCCATCGTGCGAAATCTTGATGAGAACACCGGAGAAGGCGCTATCGCTGTTATAGCCGTCCCATGTGGCGATCTCACTACCCAGGGGACACCGCATGAATTCGTCGATGTGATACCAATGGCCACGGTAGCAGAA